ATTCGGGAGCGCCTGAGCATGGCCTTCCTGATGCACCAGGGTATTCAGCGTCAGGCCGAGCGTCAAACAGCGACTGAGTGGCGCATACTCGCACAAGAATTGGAGGAGGTCCTCTCAGGAACCTATAGCCTTTTGTCCTCCGAGTTCCAGCTCCCCCTGGTCACACTTATCATGGACCGGATGACGAAGCAGCGACGCCTGCCGAGTATCCCCAAGGACATCGTACACCCCGTGATCGTCACGGGTATCGAGGCTCTTGGGCGCGGGCATGACCTGCAGCGGCTGGACGTATTCATTCAAGGTGCGATCCAGAGCCTGGGTCCCGAGATGCTGGCCCAATTTATTGATATAAGAAACTACCTTGACCGTCGAGCTGTAGCCCTTGGTCTTGTGACCGATGGTCTGATCAAGACGGAAGAGGAGATAGATGCGGAGCGGCAACAGGCCGCCATGCAACAGGCCATGCAGACGCTTGGCCCGGACGCTATGAAGATGATGGGTCAGCAGGCCCAGCAGCAGGCACCACAACCAGGAGGCTAAGATGACAGAAGGCGTAAAGATCCCCGTGGACGGCGAGACAGATCCACAGTCCCCGGACTCCCTTGATATATCAGAGACCCGTGCCACCGAAGAGGGTGAGCAGGTTGTCTCCGTTACCACGGAACCCACGGACGAGGAGAAGCCTGAGTGGCTCCCTGATAAGTTCGATTCACCCGAAGCCCTGGCTGAAGCCTACAGGAACCTCGAGCAGAAGATGGGCGACGACGCCCCCGAGAAGCTTGAGACCATCGAGACCCCCGAGGCTGGTGATATTGACCAGACCAAGTTGGAACCCTTCGCCAAGGAATACTTCGAGACAGGTGAGTTGTCGGAGAACTCCTTCAACCAGCTCGAAGGTATGGGCTTGAGCCGTGACATCGTCAATGCCTTTATTGACGGACAGCGGGCGCAGCACCAGCAGGAGGTCAACAAGATCTACGACGCTGCCGGCGGCCAGCAGAACTACACAGACACCCTTGCGTGGGCTGCTGAGAATCTGTCCGAAGCGGAGGTCGAGACCTACAACAAGACTGTCGAGAGTGGTGACTACGAGGCCGCGGCTACCGCGGTTAAGGGGCTGCAGGCACGGCACCACCAGGCAGCGGGTACTCCTCCCCAGCTACTCAAGAGCGAACCTCAAGGACCGGGTGGTCCCACGCCATACGAGAGTGTCGCCCAGCTCACCAAGGACATGGAGAGTCGGGAGTACAAGACTGACCCTGCGTACCGTAAGAAGGTCGAGAACCGCCTCGCCATATCGGACATCATGGGATGAGTGTAATTAAGGGTTACCACGATCCTGATAAAGAATACGACTATACTTATCTCGCACTTGGAGCGGGCATTCAAAGCACGGCCCTGCTGCTCATGTGCAACAAGCCCGAACTCCGCGAGAAGTACAACGTACCGCTGCCTGATATAGCCGTGTTCTCCGATACCCAGGGTGAGCCAGAGTTCACCACAGATCAGGTGAAACGCTTACAGGACATCAGTGATATTAAAGTTATTACCGCTACCGCGGGTAACCTGGGGGAACTCTATATCAATGGGGCCGTCCATGGTAAGCACCGCTTCAGCTCGATACCCTGCTTTGTCAAGGCGCAGGGGGAAGACAGACCTAACATGGTCCCGAGGCATTGCACCCGGGACTTCAAAATAATTCCAATGGAGCGGGCTATCCGCGGTGAGCTGGGTTACATACCCCGCCAACGGGTCAAGGAAAACGTGCGGGCGCTCATCGGCATCTCGTTTGATGAGGCTACACGGATGAAGCCGAACAGTACCCGCTGGATTGATAACCAGTACCCCCTGGTGGACGCAAGGATCAGGCGTGACCAGTGTCTTGAGATCATAGCTGAATATGATTGGCCCATGCCTGAGAAGAGTGCGTGTATCTTTTGCCCGTTCAGGAGCAATGCTGGCTGGCAATACTATAAGACTCAGCACCCCGAGGTGTTTCAGGAGGCAGTGGAGTTTGACCGAAGTATACGAGACCAGTCCAAGACTGGCCTAATAGGGCAGGCGTACCTGCACCGCCAGTGTAAACCACTGGACGAGATTGATTTTGTTGGAGACCAAATGACCTTTGACTTCTTCGTTGACGAATGTCACGGTCACTGTGGAGTTTAATTATGAAACCCGGATGGAAAACAAGCGAAGCCTGGTTCACCGGAATCGTCGGCTGGCTGATGAACAACGTCTTAGAGTCTTCAGATGACTGGAAGGTAAAGACCGCCGCTGCCCTGGGTGCAGCCGGCGTAGCCGCGGTGTACATCTGGTCACGGACCAAAGTGAAGGCTTCAAATGAATAAACTCTTATTACCCTTGAGCGTCCTTTTCCTCACTTCAGGCTGCTCATTGCTATCGGCACCATTGCGGCTTGCCGACGGTGTCTCTACCACCGTCGGTGAAGTTGCGGCACAAGAACTGGATGTCTACGGACCCGCTATAGGGGATCTCGTAGGCGTCATAACTGGCAACCCAGTAATAGGAGCCGCTACGGCGGCTGGTCTACTGGGTATATCTTCCCTCCTGTTCAGGAGAAAGAAGAGCTGATCGCAGGTCTGCCGGGGTCCGGTTTTACCGGGCAACCCTCTGTGACGGGTGCAGTATCAGGATGCCTTGTGTCCCTTACGGGACTTTAATTTCTGACACTACATCTCTACATGGAGATTTATCATGGCCTTAGATGTTACTAACCTGTCCCGCGTTGGACAGATCAATGGAGCCACAGGCTCATGGGCTAACAACAACGCCTTGTTCCTCAAGGTGTTTGCCGGCGAGGTCCTCACTACTTTCCAAGAATCTAACCTATTCATGGATAAGCAAATAGTCAGGACGATCTCTTCCGGTAAGTCGGCTCAATTCCCAGTCGTCGGTACGGCCAGTGCTGCGTGGCACACCCCCGGCGAATCCCTGATTGTGGACAACTCTGGAAACAATCTTTCTTCTGTCAACCAAAACGAGCGTGTCATCTCCATTGATGACTGCCTGGTCTCTTCCATTATGGTAGACGATCTGGATTCGATGAAGAACCACTGGGACCACCGGAGTGAATACTCCAGTCTCATTGGCCGCGCTCTTGCCAAGGAAGCTGACCAGCATATCCTTGCAACTATTCTGGCTGCAGCTCAGACGTCAACGGCAAATGTAACTGGTGGACCTACAACGGCCCCCATTACTGTCGATGATTCTGATACCAGTGCGACGGCCCTTATTGACGGCATCTTCCAGGCGGCTCAGGCCCTTGACGAAGTTGACGTTCCTAAGGAAGACCGCTGGTGTGCTGTACGCCCCGAGCAGTACTACAACCTTTGTGGTGTTGACTCGAAACTGGTCAACCGTGATTACACGGACAGTGGCAACGGTGACATCGCTTCTGGCGTTGTCGTTCGAGTCGCTGGTTTCAATGTTGTTGCTACCAATAACTTCGGCACTGGCGATCTTTCTGGCGTCGCTGATGCTGGTACTAACAATGACCCCTTCGGCGGCAATGGTATCGGTTACAACGGTAACTGGACTAATGTCGATGCGATCTGTTTCCACCGCTCTTGCGCTGGCACAGTGAAGCTTGCTGATATGCAGGTCCTCACGGACTATCAGACCGATAGGCTGGCCTGGCTCTTGCTTGCACGTTATGCCATGGGACACTCCTACCTCCGTCCCGAGGCTGCGACGCTCGTCAAGAATGCCTAAGAATCGCTGGCGTTCTTCGGAACGCTAAGTGGTGCCTCTGGGGGGAAGCTTCGGCTTCCCCCCTTTTTTTCATTTTTATTCGGACAGCGGGGCAACTCGCACCTCTATACAGATAGGAGAGTGACATGGCAACGACCTTCACTACGGAGCTCGAGGCAGTAAACACCATGCTCTCAGCGGTGGGGACATCGCCTGTCAGTACTATCTCAGGATCTGTTGGGGCCGACGTTTCGATGGCGGTCAACACTCTTGAAGAGGTCAGACGAGAGGTTCTCTCCCGCGGGTGGGCCTTCAATTACGAGAAGGAAGTCGAGCTGACGCCTGACGGTGATAACATTATTACCCTTGCTGAGAATGTCCTCAGGATCGACAGCTCACCAGGCTTCAATCTAAACCTCGATCTCGTTCAGCGCGGGACGAGTCTCTATGACAAGAAGGCGCACACCACGACCATCACCGAGAGCAAGGTGACGGTGAATATCATGTACCACCTCGAGTGGACCGAGTTGCCTGAGGCCGCCCGGCGATACATGATGGTAAGAG